TCCAAGACTCGAAGGTTTCGGTGCAATCCAGTCAACCGCAAGTGCCGATGCAGCACGAGAGATGACACGATTGAACTTCACGAAAGGGATGGATATGGCTACTGATATGTTGCAGATAAAAGGAGACCTAGTCGAAAGAGAGATGATAAATGATCAATTGCAGTGGGAATTGGAGAAACGACAGAAATTTACAAAGCAGCAAAATATCATGAGTAACCTTGCCAATATTTGGGGAGGAGACTCTTTGAATCTACGCATGGCTGGGGATAACTTAAAAGGTGCAACGAGCACAGGTGGCTTAACCCCGCAAATTTCTGCTGTAGAAATACCATCCTCTTCAGGGGGCCAACTTGATACCGCTGCTTTAATGAAGACTCTCACTGAAAGCTTGCAGAACAAGCAATAATAAAATCCAATTACAATAAAAAGAGGCTTTACTTATTTCAATGGGACAAAGATTAAATACTAAACAGTTCAATCAGATTCTTATAGAGGAAGCTGCAAAGAGAAGTCCGACTTATGCAAAGGCTTTAGAAAAAGCTCAATTAGGTATTCTTAAACCAGAAGAAGCTAAGGCCGTAATAGGTGCCTTAAGTAATGATCGAACTTTTACGAATAGTCTTATAGAGGCTACAAAGACTGCAGGCATGGTACCTGTCGAAGCCGCTAGAGGAATGTATGTCAAAGATATTGATACATCTCAATGGGGACCCGAGCATAGGTCTATTCAAGACTTAGCTACTCAAGATCGTGGAGTAAGACAACAGCAAGATTTGCAAAATCTTATCAACCCTCAATTGCGTCATGACATGACGAAGAGACTTGTGGGTAGCGGTGCTGCCTTGATACCTCTGCTTTTTGGTAATTAACTAAGATATTAAAAGGTAGTCTGTACGACTTTTAGGATTTAGTATGTCATCTTTAATTCAGAACCTTTCTGGTCTTGCTCCACAAGGTTATTACGAAGAAGAGTTAAAACGCATTAGAGATCGGCGTAGAGGTGTAGGCTTCGGAGACAGGGAAAACAGTATTTTATGGGCAGATCCAGATTCCCCTAGAGAAGATGAATCATGGCCTGCACTTCCTGATGATGGTCAAAATTGGAAATACGACGAGAATAATCAACCTACATTAAATCCAGGGGTAGGCGATGAAAGTTATAGAAATATTCATATTGATTATGCTCCAGGAACTAACGTTTCACCTGAGAGATATCGTCAGGATCAAAAAGCTGCTGAAGATCGCTTCCGTAACATCTTTGGTAAGACTGACGACGATTATGGTAGTCGTGTAGGAGTAGATCTTCCTCCAAACACAGGATTCACTATGGATTGGAGGGATGGAGATGGAGATGGAATAGATGACAGACATCAACGAGGACCGGGGCAGCCGGATGAGGGGCCATTCCAAAGAGATGGTGGCACGTCTAAAGACGATTGGCGTCAATTACCTGGACCTCCTCCTTCAGACAGAGAGGATTATAGTGGCGACTTCGAAAGAGGTGACGGTATATCTACTCAGGCATTAGTTAAATGGATCCATCCAGACGGACGTGTTCATTGGGCTCCTGATGGAGGTTACTCACCTAAACCTGGATCAGGATGGCAACGAGAAGGAATGGGTACCGGCTGGGACGGATGGGATCCAACGGACTCCAGACTGCCTGAAGATAGTGCAGGAGGATGGGACGACGAAGAGTACGACCGCATGCCTCCTGGCTGGGGTGGTTCAGGTACGCCTCCATTGCCAAATGAAAGCATGGAAGACTACCAAAGACGTATGAGGGAGATACAAGATAGATGGGATAATCAAAGGAGAGAAGAACGAGAAGGTCGTAGACCACCTAGGCGACGTGGAAAAGATACATGGGGACCAGGAGAAGAAATGCCTCCTGTAAGACCGGGTTTACCTCGTCCTCCTGAGGATGAGATACAACCTTATCCGATGCCTGGTCCTAGACCGGAGATTCCTCCTATTCATGGAGACCCCATCGGACCTGAACGACCTAGAGAGGAATGGGAAGATCGTCAGCCAATAGGAGATCTACCAGGAGAAGGATGGACTCCCGGAAAGCCTATCCAAGGAATTCCTGGACGTCCTCCTAGCAATGATACTGTTATTGAAAGTTTTTATAGAAATGTTCTAGGTAGGGAATCTGACGCAGAAGGAAAAGCTTATTGGATGGATCGTGCTCGAGATGGAATGTCTTTGGCCGATATAGAGAAATCTTTCCAACAGTCTCCAGAAGCATTAAAGAACAAAGTAGATAAAGTTCGTCCTCCTAGACGTATAGATCCAAGGACACCTCGTCCTCCTAGGCGTCCAGATTTCGATGGTCCTATTCTCGTACCTTTTAGCGAGCAAGGTCAGCCTCATTCTTCAGGATCAGGGACAAGACGTGAAGCTTCTATAGAACCTGCTGTTAAGTATCCTCGAGGACAAGAGCCTTCTCAAGAGGATCATGCAAGGAACATACAGGAACTAAGAGATACAGAGGACAGTTGGAGGGGACCTTTAGAGAGATACGGAAGGAGAAGAAATGAAGTCGAGGATACATTACAAACATCTACCCCTCAAACTCCTGAAAGAGAAAAGAGAGCAGCAAAGAAAAGAGCTGAGGTACAGAGAGAGAGGAGTGCCGAGAGAGCTGCTCAGGAGAGCGTAGGAAGGTCTAGGAGGGAAAGCATTACAAGACCTCAGCCTCGCACTCAACCTGCACCTTCTAGGCCGACTCCCGCACCGAAGAGCGACTGGCTAGAACAAGCATATCAATCTAACCTTGGACGTTCTGCAGATGCAGGTGGTAAGGCTTATTGGGCTAAGGAAGTAGCATCGGGACGTCAGACAAAAGACCAAGTGATTGCAAACATCAGGAGATCTGACGAGTACAAGAATAGAAATAGGTAAACTAGAAATACAGGAAAAAACGAATTAATGTCTTCATTAGCTTCTCAGTCTGGAAACGTTTGGGGCTACAGACCTGGTACCAGTGCTGGACTAGCCTACGACCAAGGGCTTACAGATATGACTACTTGGGTTAAAGCTAACCCAAATAACAAGTCCTTAGGTACTGAGTATTCTGGCCATATAATGGACAACAACCGAATGCTCATGAATATGGGTTTAGGTAGTCAATGGCAAAGAATGCAGCTAGGCAACTGGGCTGAGTATCACGGAGGAATGGAGAATCTGAAGACAGGTAATACGATGAAAATCATGGCAGCCGAAGGTGGTATAGCCAAGGAGTTGATGGGTAAACAAGGGGAAGAAGGTAGAAGACAAATTAAAACTCAAGGAGATCAGGACAGAAGAACTCTTAGAGTTACAGGTCAAGAACAACGATTAGGGCAGCAAGAATTAGGAAGTCAAACTAGGATGAACTACAGGATGAAAGGTCTACAGGATCGCCTGTTAACTCGTGAGACAGGCTCAGAGAACAGGAAGACACAAAGAGACAAATACAATGAAGAAAGAAAGATGCGTGCAGACGCTAGAGGTGCTATACAAAGATCAGGTGCTAAGTTCTACGGTTGATGCCCATTGATACTAAAAATCCTATCCAAATTTTTCTAACATCATTAGACCAAGATCGCCACGAGGCTTTCTTAGCTTACGTTGAGAACACATATTCTATTATTGAAATTTGGTTGTATGCTACTGTTCTTGGTTATCAAGAAGGATTTTCTACTTTAGAAAAATGGGTCAGCAAAAACTACCCAAAATTAAATAGAAGAGAACTGATGTTAGCAGAGATTGTCAAATTAGAAGCTGATATTGATTACCTAAGGCAACAAGTTCAAGCTGATTTAGTAAAACCAGATGCAGCAGCCACTCGTATTGCACATTTATCAAAGGAATTAAGAGGACATGTTGTAGAGGTAGAAAAGATGTCTCGAGGCACTGATAAAAGAGGTCTTGTACTCTCAGGAGCAGACAAAGTCATGCGTGAATTAAGATCTATATTCAAAGGAAACGAGGATATGACTAACGCCTTGGATTTAGCTTATGAATCGGTGTGGGCGGCATTGGTTGAAGAGAAGTAGTCTATTACCATTGGTTGTAATGGTTTATGACTGAAGACAAGATTAGGGAGATTTTACCTCACTTGTGCTACACGAAAGAAGAAGTAGATATCATGCTCGCAGACGCAGTAGCCAAGGCTAAGGCTATCGATGAAGAGTCGATGCGAAAACATAACAGAAACGCTACGATTATTAGCATGATTTTAGGTTTTACCTGTTTAGCTTTATTCTTAGACGGTCTACTTAGAATCCTTGGCATCATTCCACCTTTCTTAGGTTTGGACGTCAATGTCATTGATCAAATCGTTGAAAAAGTGAGGCATTATGGATCGTCATAGTGGACACGCTGAAATTTTTCCTACAAGAGTTCATAAATTTGAATTTGATAAAAAATTATTAGAGGCCATACCTGAATCAAGCCTTAAGATTCAACAGGTCGATGAAATCATATCAAGATGGAAAACTAATTCAAAAACTAGTTTTGTAGATATCTTGGGAAAACCTCATTTCAAAGAGGTCAATGACGAGGTCCTGAGGTTATCTTCTTCAGTATGTCCTTCTCAGGAACGTATAGGGGAATGGAAAATTGTCGGAGCGTGGATGAATATCCAAGAACCTGGACAAGTTGGTTTCGACTTTCATTCACACTGTGATTCTTTTATGTCGTGCACTTTATATTTGAAAGGGAAAAATATGAGTCTAGGCTTCAGAGATGAGGCTCGTCATGCAAACTCTGGAGGGGGTAATGCAATCGCTAAATATGATATCCAAGTTTGTCATACTTGGTGGGATGATATATGGCTCCCTGTTGAGGCTGGAGACCTTTTAGTTTTCCCTAGTTATCAGCTTCATAAGCCTAATCCCAATGAAGAAGACGAAGAGAGGATCAGTATTGCGTATAACTTAATGCCATGCAGGAAGCAAGAAGTTGAAAGATTGCCCTGGTCTATGGAATTAGAACTATAGTGAACAAATAATCACTAATTAAGTTTTTCACTATTTATGAATAGGGAACAACAAAACGCTGAGAAAGCAGTCCCCATGTACGATCTCCTAGATGCTTGCTGTGCATTGCATGGCGGTTTGGAGATGGATAAATTCGAGGATAAAAATTATGCCCTAAAGCATGCATTGAATAGATTCTTTGGCTATTTGACGCCAGAGGCTAAAGCTGAGTTCCAATCGTGGGTAGATCGGAAGGGGTGGAGAAAGAAAGAAAAAATTATTCTTACGTAGCTGAAATAGTGAATAATATCTAGACTGTTTATATGTCTAACGCCTCGATATCTCTCGCTCGTAGGCGAAGTGCCCAACTAGCTGCTCGTGCTATTCAAAGTCAGCCCGAAGTAGTAGCTACTCCGCCACATGTATTAAAAGCACGTAAAAGTTTTGCGTTCTTTTGCGAGCTAATGGGAAAACCCGCTGCTCGCCACATGAAGGTGTGGCATAGAGAGTTTTTAACAGGTCAAAGCAACGAGCATTTACTCGATATTGCGGGTCCCAATACATGCTTATTAAGTCCTAGAGGTAGTGCTAAGTCAACAGTAATTGGTCTCTTGGTTGCTTGGTTAATTGGTCGCCATGCTCAAGCAAAGAAGTTATTGAGAACTTTATATGTCTCTTACAACGTTGATGTTGCTCGCAACAAAAGTGCTGCCATAAAGAATCTAATTTCTAATAAGGAATATCAAGAAGTTTTTCCGACAGTCAGACTATCGAAGCATCGCACGAGTGACGAATTATGGTCAATTGATTTTGAACACGCAGAGATTGATGTGCGAGGAGAGGATGCTTTTACGGTTGCTTGTGCAGGATTAAAAGGAACGATTACTTCTAAAAGAAGCTCATTGATCATCGTTGATGACGCAATTAAGAGTGCAGCAGCTATTGCGAATCCAGACATCCGAAGAGAAATGGAGTCTAACTGGACAAACGTGATTGTTCCAACCATGTTCCAAGGGGCTCGTGCAATAGCTTTAGGAACTCGATTTCATTTTGATGATTTATTTACAACAACTTTTTGTGAGAAGAAAGGATGGAAAGTTATTACTCAAGGTGCTTTAAGTTATGACGATAGTGGAACACCGAAGTCCTACTGGCCTTCTTTTTGGTCTGTCAAATATCTCCTGAAGTTGCAGGCTGATGATCGAATTGCTTTCTCTTATCAATATCTGAATCAACCTATTAAGACGACAGAACTTGGAATCTCTCCAGAGTTATTTGTCAAAGGAGAAGTGCCTGATGATTATGACGTTATTGGAGTAGGGATTGATTTGTCTGCAGGCATGAGCGAGAGGAATGATTGGACTGTATTTACTTTGGCGGGGAGAAAGGAGGACAAGGTTTACGTAATTGATTACAAAAGAATGAGATCGATGGGGAACTTAGAAAAGATTGAGGCTTTATGCGAGTTATTGGTGGAGTGGAATTTGCTCAGCACTAACGATGATGGCCAATATTTCCAGACAGATTCCCCTGTAGTTATATGGCCTGAGGTAGTTGCTTATCAAAAGAGTTTCGAGGGAGATCTAAAGAGAATACTTTTTAATGAGTGGCAGCTCTATAATTTAAGTGTTAGTCCTGTTAAAGGTTTTAGGGGAGATAAGCTTGCTCGCCTAAGGGGGATTATCGGTCTTTTTCAAGGTAAGAAGATCATCTTCAATAAATATCGAGATTTCACTTGCATGGTTGATGAAGTTTGTAATTTCGGTCATTCTCCCCATGACGACTGTGCCGATTCTTTAAATATTGTCGTGCAGGGTCTCATGAAACGAGGCGGTGCCCAAATAGAATGGAGGTAGGATTATAAAATGAGCAAACCAGGAACCGAACGTTTTCGTCAGATACTAGAAGCCGCTAGGAAGCGAGATGGCTCTAGTGGAACTGACACCATGGTGGTTAATAGCCACTTAGCTCAGATGAAGCTTTTCATGCTTCGTCAAGGAATAGAATTTTTTCCAGCTCAAGATACATTTGGATTTAGAAGATTATTCTTGTCTCAACTGGTTGAAGAAAATGAGATTGATAGTCGATTAGAAGGAATTGTTGATGACTTCTTGATTGATGGAAAAGGCTTGTTTTATTTCAGGCCGGTTGAAGATACTTACCGCATTATGTGGTTTAGTAAGGATAATTATCGTGCTTACTATGATGCTGGTTCTCAGTTAGAAGAAGTTGAGCTTATTTATTCTTTCTCTGTTCGTAGTGGTATAGGTGCATTAGCAACACCTACATCTGAAAACGGAAGTCAGAGATGGGTCAAATTGCAAGTGCGTCGAGACACTATCAAGGAATCTATTACAACTGAAAAGCCTTCATTCGAAGCTGGCGTAGCTAATAATTTTACTTGGTCTCCAACATCGACAAGGACTCTGACGAATAGCTTGGGTTTCATCCCAGCAGTTGAATCTTTTAATACCATGCGATCTACAGGCATGGATTCTACGGGTGATTTCGATTGGCTATCTGATCAGATTGTTTTACATGATGACCTTGTTAAAAATATTCGGACAAATATTACTTTCTTTGGTAACCCAACATTAGTTTCTAGTCGACCCAAGCATGATTTAGTTGAGTCTGGTGGCGATGAAACCTTGCGTCCTACTATCAGTTCTCAAGCAGGGTTCTCTTCTATGAGTAGACCTTCGACCCGTGTTAGTACTCCTATGGGAACTGGCACGGCAGGAATGAAGGTTCCACGAATTATTGCCAATGTGGAAGCAACAGATAGAGCTGTTTATTTAACTCCAGATGCTGTCTCTGGTGATCAAAATTTATATGCACGTCAGTACAGAGAGGAACTGCGTACTGCGATGGGTGGAGTAGATGAACTAGGAATTAGTTCAGGTGCAACAGCCTATGAAATTAAATCTCTTTACGGTAGAGCAGCAACGACCGCTACACGTAGATGTCGAGGCTTGTTGACCTACGGTTTATGTAAATTATTAGGCTTGATTGTCTTCCATGAAGAGAGAATATTCCGTGAGTCTTTTGCTGCTGCAATTCAATTAGTGAAGCCAATTCCTCCTATCAAAGAGGAAATAGAAGGCGATGAAACAGTATATCAAAACGAATTAAGAAACTTCGATCTAGCTGAGTCGGAATATGATGCACAGCTCGAAGCGGCTATTAGAGAAGCGGTTCAAAATTCAGAACTCCCCCCAGGTGTCGTTGGATTAATCCCCGACGGCAATAGAAAAGTCGAGTGGAGATGGAAAGGTCCTGTGTTCGAGGATGGAACAGAGGATATACTAAATTCAAGTATTGTTGTTCGCAACTTACAAGAACTCGGTGTTAATAGCATCGAGGCGTTGCGATACCTCTTCCCTGACAAAACAGACGAAGAGAGAAGTGCAATGCTTAGTGGCTATCCATTTAGAATGGCTCAAGCCACACAAAGCAGTATTGGACAATTCTTGGCGCTGATAAATGACATGCGCCAAACGCCTCATCCGCAGGCCCCAGACTTGCCTTTATTGGCAGACCCTAAACTTGATGTAACACCCTACGTATATAGGGCATTTGATTTCTTAAAGCGAGAGCTAACTTATGCAGGACAATACAACGACAACACAAGCACCGGCGACCCAACAGAGCTCGATACCATCGAGCGCGCCCGTGCCGAACGTGGCCTATCAACAGGCACCGGCCCAGACCGCCCAAGCTTCGTACCAGACACCTTCGGATCCCTCGATCCAACAGACAGCACCACAAGCACCCCAGGCGGCACCTCAGTCGGCGAATCCATGGGAGTCGGCGTTCAACGCCCTAACAGAGAGTTTGAGCGCAACGCAGAACTCCCAACCCCAGGCAGCTTACTCAACTCCGACCCAACAGGCACCAACACCACAGGAGAACTATCCCTCCCAAGTGGCACCAACGTACCAAGCGGCTCCATCCGTTTCGGGGACGCAGACTTATCTGCCCCAAGCAACGCAGGCGTATTCCCAGACACCACAGGTACAGGCGCAGACCTCAACACAGCAAGAGAGCGTACAAAGTCCAGACGGGTATCTAGGCAGCGTAAGCGGAGAGAGTCTTGAAGTACTCAATCACTTCGGGGCTGAAGCACCTGCTCTTTTAAATAAGTATGCGTGTGTAGTAGAAGATGCTTTACTAGCCCAAACTCAGACAGCTTCTAACTTGGCTGGAAGAGTCCAAAATTTAACTAATAATTTAGAAGGTGCTAAGAAAGTTGTAGATGCGGCAGCATCTGATAACGCTGCTTATCACACCATGTTGACTAATCCCGACATGTTGTCTTCCTACGTCAACGAGTTCTTCGGACCTAATGGACCTCATCCTGTAGAAATCGCTCAGGATCGTTTAGCAGCAGAAGTAGCTGCAAATGAAGCTCGTTCTGCTCAAGCTCGTGCCGATGCTCCTGTTCCTAATCAGGTAGCACCTCAAGCACCAGCTCAAGGTCAAACACCTACACAGCAGTTCCAACGTCCTCAAATAGACATGCCTGCTCCTGGAGTACAAAAGGCAGCTACTGGAGATGATTTCTGGAATACTTTCTCTGCTATTAGTGACAAGAATCCACAGCAAGCTTGGCAGCTTTTAAGTCAAGCAACACCTGATGCTTTACGTAGTAAGGTATTAGTTTCTGAAGCTTAGATAGTTTCCTAATCAACCACTGCCATTTATGATGGTGGTGGTTTTTTAGTGTCTATGCAGTTATCTAATAATTTACAAGAGCTGAGCAACACCTCGGGTGAATGGTCGTTGGTCTTTCCTAATAACTTTCCGTTAGTGACGGCTCAGCTAGAGGATCGAATTATTCAACACCTTTGGGATGATATTGATTTAGCAAAGAAGAATATAAAAGAAAATAAGCATAATTCACGACTAGCAGGGAATCTCTCCGAAAGTTTGGTTTTGTCAGATCATAATAATATTCTTGAGGATTACTTGAGGGAACCTTGCACTCTTTATGTGAGTGATTTTTTAATGAGTTCACCTGTTAATCGGAATATTTTCATGGAACAAGAGGATCATTCAGCAAAACTCACGCTGGCCTCCTTGTGGGTGAATCATCAAAAGCAGCATGAGTTTAATCCTCTACATCACCATAGTGGAGTTGTTTCTTTTGTTATTTGGCTAAAAATTCCTACTGACTACAGGGATCAGCATCTCCTTCCTTTTGTTGCAAATAGCAATCTACCGTCTGCCTCTAATTTTGAGATCTTATACAGCAGGATTGACGGTTCTTTCGCTACTCATGCTTGCTTTTTAGATGAAAAAGCTGAGGGGCAAATATTGATGTTCCCTTCGAACTTAATGCATCAGGTTTATCCTTTTTATAATTGCGACGAAGAGAGAGTTTCTATTTCGGGTAACCTGTATTATGAGAAGCTTTCTAACGACTGAATGAGATTCGCAAATAGCGAGGATTGGATGAAGAGCATGCAGGGCAGTAATTCGGCTACTTCTTTTGTTCCCGAATTAACTTCGTTAGCAGACTTAGGATCTATAGCTGCTGCAGATTCAGGAGCCGCATCTGGCACACCTCCTTGGAGACAAAACGCAGGAGGATGGGCGGAATATTGGGATCCTTTCTTGGCAGATATAGGAAAGAAAAGCGAGGAGACGACTCCAGTAGATCCTGTTGAAGAAGATCCTGAAGATACGCCTTTTAGACCAACTGTTGAGGATTCTTCTCATCCGTGGATAAAAGATGAAGCTGGTAACAAAATAGAAAGAAATCCATATTACAATCCTTTCTGGGATAGTGAAGACGAAATATCGAGATGGAACGATTCTATACCTAACCCTAATGTGCCAGGTGGTTTCGGAAAATGGGAATGGGGTTACGGGTCGGATCCCTTTAATGACAAGTATTCCACATCAATGGAGAGATTAAGAGGTACATTATGAGATTTGCAAATAGCGAGGACTGGATGAAGAGCATGCAGGCCAGCAATTCAGCTACTTCTTTTACTCCCGAATTAACTTCTTTAGCAGATTTGGGGTCTATGGCTGCTGCAGACCCAGGAACTGATTCTGGCTTGCCTTCGTGGAGAAGAAATGCAGGAGGATGGGCAGAATATTGGGATCCATTCTTGAAAGATATAGGAAAAAAAAGTGAGGAGAAAAAAACTGATCCAGTAGATCCCGTTGAACCTACTGATCCTGTTGATACAAAAACAGATGGACGGAAATTCACTGAAAAATTATACGGGGGCGAGTCACTGTCAGACGAGGAGTTGACGTGGAGAATGAAACTTAACCCAGCAACTACTCCAGAAGATTGGGCAAGAGCATTCGGTAAATGTAGAACTACGACAAGTAGTGATAAGCACGCCAGCATCCCAAGCGATTGCTATTGGCCTGAAGAAAGCGGCTTAGAAGGGAGTGATTTTTATTCCGTAGGAAAAGGAGGCGGAACATCTCATGCAAAAGCAGGACAAGCAGCAAGTCGTGCCAAAGCTACAGCGGCAAGGAATGCGGCAGCAAGAGACGGTAAGCGAGGACCTACTAGAAGCCAGAAAAAAGGAGCTAAATCTAGAGGAGGGTAAATAATTATGAATCAACAAGAAGAATCTAAAGCTCGTGTAGCTCAATACTTGTTGAGCAATAAGGCCAGCAACGTTCTAGAAAAGACAAGAGAGGCGGCTTTAGCAGATTTGGATCAGCGTCATGCCAGAGAAGGAATGCCTTTCATGGAGGAATCTCCAGAGGATCGAGCAGTACTTACACAATTGCAACGATTGTTGGTTGGTGGAGATATTTCAACTTCTTACGTGACTCATCTCATTGAGACTGGACAGGTAAATGATCGTGTGGCTCTGCTTTTGCATGATATGTATGACAGAGCTGCAGATATTAATGCTGACGGCAGTCCCGAATTGTATGAGATACTAGAGCAGATAAAAGTGAATACCTTGAATAAGTAAATAAAACTTATACGGTTTATAGAATTGGCTAATATTTCGGATTGCTAACATTAGATCTGAGTCGTTCTTGACTCTTTAACTACCCCAAACCGAGACCATGGGGGTAAGTCTCTCATCTTACAAGTTCAATCGTACTATTACTTAAAATGACTAGCTC